TGCGGGCAATGGAAACGATCTGAACTCTCCACGTCGGCCGTTGTAATGGTTCCAGATGTCGAGCATCTGAGCCTGGGTCAAGCCCAGAAAAGACAGCCGCAATTGAGCCGCAAGAAACACATTGCTGTGCCTGACGCGATTCTGTGCGCCGCTGTAACCACTGAACGCCGTGGCGGGATACTCGCCAGGGGTGAAGGTGCGAGAGCTGGGGACCAGGGCGGGGAAGGTGCTCATTACGACAGCTTGGGCAGGTCTTCAATAAAGACAGGGTTATCTGGGTCGTCGGCAAATGTGATTTCTACGTTTCGAGATTCAGACCACTCCACGCTCTTGTAAAGCACAAACAGATTGGATCCGCCTAGGTTCATGACAATGGTTGAAGCAGGCTGAGAGACTCTTGTAACCCGGATGATCAGACCCGGCACACCGTAATTGGAATCGGTATCAACAAAACAAGTACGACCAGGACCGCCGGTAAAATCAACATTCTGAACTTCTATGGTTAGAACACCTTGCAAGGTTATGCTCTGTTCACCTCCGGCACTGGGGACAGGCGCGCAGGTAAACGGAGCAAAGCATTCGCAGAAAGTTGCCTCCGCGTCGATTATACCCTTAATGGTTAAATCTCTTCCGCCTGCGTCGTAGGTTCCGTCTCTTGATGGCGGGCTAGGGTCAGAATCAACTAGAAAGCATGGATCAGTGGTGTAAGACTCGCCCTCAAACTCATATTCAAACGAAACAGATCTGTAATTCCAATCGAATCCTCCCGCTGCATTGAGACCTAGCTCGCCTGGCGGGTAAACCGGAATAGAGAATCCAGTCGTCGGGACTCTCACCACGGACTCAGGGATCAGGTTCCCGTCAAGATCCAGGTTGCCGATCAGCGCAACCGTTGGAGTGTTGGCGGGCACGCCAACAGGCGGCTGCCCATCAAAGAAGTTCTGAGCAGGATTCGGGCAGCCCAGCAACACATTGGGCCTGCGGTCGAGTTCGTCGTCGGGGTCAGTCTCAGGCTCCGGCTCGCCGGTGCCGCCGCCACCGCCGCCGCCGCCGCCGCCACCGCCACCGCCGCCACCACCGCCGCCCGGATCAATCGGCGGGATCTCGCCCGGCGGATCCTCATCTGGAATCAGGAACTCGTCATCAGGTAGCGGCGTGGTGTCATCAAACCCGTTCACGTCGCAGCCCACGCCGGTGAAGTTGCAGGCGAAGAATGTCATGCTGTCCTGAGCGTTTGCCACGTCCACGGCAATCAGGCTCTGGAGGTCATCGCCCACCGGGGCATGGCTGCACTCGTACTGCACATCGCCGGCCAGGGTCTTGGTGATCCGCTCCACTTCGTAGTAGTAGTCATGGAACCCGGCGGAGCCACCGAATGGATTACGCGCCAGTCGCACCCGCACCAGGCTGCCCTGATTGACCAGGGTGTTATGGGACTGCGGGCGCACCTTGAACCGGATCGTGTGGGTGCTACGCACGCGCTTGGAGAGGATGTAGGCACCCACCCTCACGGCGTGCTCTTCCCTGGTGCAGAACGCCGACAGGTCGTGCGACTCATAGGGGCCATTCGGCGCCGTGCCCGCGTACCTCACCTCAGTGGTGCGAATGATGCTCGGGCAGTCCTCGAACTCCTGCCGCCAGATCATCTGCGCCACGAACGGCTGGCGGGTGTTCCAGCTGGAATACCTGATATCAACCGATCCAGGGATCACCGGGTCGTCGGTGAACGTGTAGGCCCGGGTCTGGTTGAAGGTGTTGATCGCTCCGTTCTCAAGGGTCGGCAACAGTGGCCTCAGCCCGAGTTTGCCGTTGATCGTCGTCAGCCGGAGCAGGTGATACTTCCCCCACCGGCTCATCAGGTCGGCGAAGTTCACCGACTCGCGCAGCCAACAGTTCGTGGTGAGGTTGTTCTCAAACAGGAACTGGCTGGCCGCGGCAATCGAGCTGGTGTCAATCAGCGACTCAGGGATCCTGGCGGAGCGCTGCATCAGCCAGTAGGCCAGATCAGCGAACGAGTCGCTACTAGCCGATGCCTGATCATCCTGCCAGCGCTTGACCTGCATCCCGTTGCGCACGAACACATGAACCTGGCGGTTCCACACGTCGAACCCATCCGGGATCGTGACCTGAAAGGCCATCGTCGAGATCCCCGGGTACAGGCCCACCGTGCCGCAGTAATACGACGCCTCCGGCATCGTGTAGCCCTCCCGGGCAACGATGAAGTTCCCCGGCTCCCAGGTCCCGGCCCGGCGGTTGTAGGTCTGCACAGCACTGCCCACCCGGCACTGCTGCTGGAATACGTCCCGCACCTGGAGCTGGCCAATCTGGCCCTCGCTCAACACCAGGTGGTAGAACGCGGTCACGGCGTTCTCTTCGTCGTTCTCAAACCGGCACTCGGTAGCGCCTGGGGAAACGAACACGCCGCCGTAGCCGTTGCGCTCACGACCGAACACGATCGGCACCGGCTCACCGATCACATGCGCCCGCTGTGGTTGGTCGAAGACGTTGGCGCCACTTGCGCCGGTCTGCGCTGCCGGCGTCGGCACTTCGCCGGCCTGGATCGCCAGCAGGGGCAGGGGATCAATGCCGCGGAGGAACGTCATAGCCGGCACCCCGCGCCCATGATCGCCGTGGTGAGCACCCGTGGCGGCACGGTGGCGCCGACCGGGGCCAAGGCGCTGCCGAGCTCAAGCACGAACGCAGTCACCGTTGCCGACGCGCCCACTACCTGCCCGTTGAACTGCGCGATCAGTTCCTGCGTGGCGATCGGCCCTGCCTGTGCCTGGAAGTCATCGAACTGGTAGATCTGCAGCTCCGCCACCCAGCCGGCCGCCAGCGCCCGCTCACAGCTCACCACGGCCCGGGGTGTGGCAGGGAGCTTGACGCTGATCGATTGCTCCGTGCCATTGTCGCCTTCGACGAACCCGTCAGCCATGAACTCCACATAGTCCCACTGCTGGCTGCTCCAGGTCACGGGCGTTGACCAGAACGACTGCCAGCGCTCACGCACGATTCCCGATGCGTCGGTGAGCTTGAGGAACTGTGCTTGTGCCCTGGCCATCGCTCAGCTCCACCCCAGCGCGGTGCGCGCCTGTGGTGTGCGCAGGGTGCCCACCACCTGCTCAGCGACCTGCTGCAGGCCCCGCTCGAAATCATCCATCGAGACCCAGCGGGAGCCGTCCTGCTGCTGCATCACCGGGCCTGTGGTGACGTTGATCTGTGGGGGTGCAGAACCGGATTTGGAGCGGCTGGAGGCACGCGAAGGGATCACGTCAGCGCCCCGGGCCCCCGCCAGAAAGCGGGAGCTGGCGGCCTGCATCTTGCTGGCGGGGATAATGTACTCATCCTCTCCACCCTCGCCCACCATTGCCAGGGTGGGGCGGGTCACAACGGCGCCCTGAGCGAAGGCGGGGACGGAGACGTAGCCGAGCTGGGGAATGTCTGGGGCGACGGGAATGCTGTTGTAGCCCCGGATCACATAGTTCACCCTGTCGATCAAAGAATTGATCCCGTTGGCGATGAACTGCATCACACCGCGGAACACGTTGCGGATCACGTCGATCACATAGGTCCAGACGCCCACCACCCGATCGCGCACGGTTTCCATTGCCCGGGGCAGAAACTCGGTCAGGGTTGACCAAGCGTTGCGGATCGGTTCGACCAGATAGGTTTTGAACGCTTCACCCATGGCAGTCCAAATACCCACCACCGCATCACGCCACGTATCGACGATGCCTTGCAGGGTGGAGAAATCGCCGCTCCAGATCTTGCGGATTTCATTGCCCCATGCCTTAATTGCGCCGGTGAGGGTGTTCAGGCTGACGGTGACGATGCCCACCACCGCATCCCACAGCCGCACGAACGGCTCGCGGGCGAACTCCGTCCACTTCCACAGCCAGGAGACAAACTGCGTCAGGGGCTCGCGGAATGCAATCGCCATGGCCACCACCGCAGCGATGGCCAGCACGGTCCAGCCGACGGGGCCGGAGAAGAACGCCAGCAGGGCGGGGACCACGGTGCTGGACAGGAAGCTGATGAATCCCGTCAGAGCAGCAACCGTTGCAGGAATGAAGGCAATGAAGCTCTTGGCAAAGTTCAAGAACTGCAGCGCCGTTAGCCCGATCACCACAGCGTTGAGGATTGGCCCCAGCGGACTTGCGGCGACACCTAACAGCGTGAATGCCGCGGCCAGAAGCCGGATGGGGCCTGGTAGGCCAGCCAGCAATGCCAGGCCTGAGATCCACTTCGTAGCGGAGAAGATCGCCACAACCCCGCTGATGGCACCGACGAACGAAACGATTGAAGGCACCACATAGCCGAAGGCCAGGAGGCCAGCAACGGCTCTGATCGCAGGCTGCAGCGCCTTCACAAGACTGGCGGAGGCGTTGATTACAGTCGTCAGCGGCGGCAGCAAGGCTGCAAGCGCTGGCAAGAAAGCATTGCCCAGCTCAATTCTCAGCTGGGTAAATCCGTTATTGAGCAGTTTGAGTTGATTTTCGGCAGTAGCGCTCCGGGTAGCGTATTCCTTAAGTACCGAGCCTGCGGCTTTAGTGCTGTCGTTTGACAGTGCCAAAATCCTATCTAGCTCGCCAATGTTGTTGATCAATGGCGACAGCGCCCTTGCCTCATCGCCGAACAGATCACTGATTACAGACAACTGCTGAGACTTGGGCAGGTTGCTGATCTTGCCCAGCACCTCAGTGATTGTGCCAATGGCGTCCTTTTCCATCCGATCGGCAAAGCCCTGGGTCGAGGCCTTTGCCAGCGACTCTCCTGTTGCTTTCGCGTTGGCTTTAGCACTCTCAACGAAAGACTTCTCAGCCTCTTCAATGGCCTTGAACCGGCCTTCTGCGGCGGCCTTCTGCCCATCCATAAAGGCGTCTTCCTGTTTTTCCACCAGCGAGAGGCGATCTGCATTCGCCTTCAGTTCAAGCTCCCTGCGATCATCCAGTTGATCGCGAATCAATTGCTGCTGATCTCGGGCCGCCCGGCGCTGCACCGTCAACTCGCGGTCTACCTGATCGCGGACGGCTTCAATCCGCGCCTCGTAAGCGTCTCGGATGCGGTCCACAGCGGCTGTGGCGTCGGTTTTCTGAGCCTGAGCGATCTTCTGCACGTAGTCGATCTCGGCCCGTTCCTGGCGCTGCAGGGCCTTGATCTGTGCGTCTGCGCGATCCTGCAGGCGGTCCTCTTGAATCTTGGACTGGTCGTCCCAGTTATCCTGCAGCGCCTGCTGCTCATTGCGGTACCGCCGGTTGATCTCCCTGCTCAATCGGTCGGTTTCATCGCGGGCGATCTCAATCCTGCGGTCGCTTTGCTCCTGGGCCAGGCGGACGACCTGATCCTTCTGAGACCTGGCCGCATCCACACGTCGGCGGCTGGCAGTCTCTGCCTCTCGGGTGAGCTCGGATTCGACCTGCTTGGCGTCCGCCATGCTGTAGCCCAGCCGGCGCAGGGCGTCCACCTGGCGCTCAGTCATGGAGGGCCCGCGGCTGAGCGCCTTAACCATGTTGTTGAAGCTGGTGGCGGCCACTTCCGTTTCAAATCCGGCCTGCACCATTGCCGCGCCAAATGCAGCGGTCTGCCCGGCCGTGAGTCCCACCATCTGACCGACGGCGCCAGATCGGGTCATGAACTCCACCAGCTGAGACGCTGATGCGCCCGTGCTGTTTTCCAGGTAGTTCATCATGTCGGCCAGCGAACCGACTTCCTTATTGGACAGGCCCAGGGAGACGCGCAGCTGAGCCAGTGATCGGCCGGCCTCTTCTGCGGTCATTTCAAAGGCCGTGGCCACCTGCGCAACCATGACTGCAAAGCCTCTCAGCTCATCTCGCGCAATGCCCGACGCCCCCGCGGCCGCATAGATCTGGGCAAACCCCTCTGCAGCGATTGGCATCTGGCTTGAGAGCTCCAGAATCTCGCCGCTGATCTCCTGCAATGCGGCAGGGGTCTCCAGTCCGTCAACCACCTTGCGAACGTCGGCAATGGCGGACTCAAACTGGACAGCCGCCATCACCGAGGTGCCGATTGCCGCAGTGAGGCCGGCAACTTTCAGCGCAGAAGACGCCCATCCTTCGTTGGCCTCTTTCGGGGCGTCGTTGAAACTCTTTCGCGCCAGTCCGCTGGATTGATTCAGGGAGTCCAGGTTGTCCCGCAATGCGCTGATTTCTTGCGCACCTGTAACCTTCGCCGCGATCCTCAAGACCGCTTCCATGTTCATCGCCATTACCGCTTCCCTCCCTTCTTCGGCTGCTTCGGCTCGGCCGCCTTGTTGATCAGTTCCTTGGCGCGGCTCTCCATGATCTGCAGATCCTCCAGAGCCTGGCGCCGGTTACCCACAGCGTAAAGATCCATCATCTGTAGAACGACGCCATAGTCGAGGCCCACCACGCCGGAGCCGCCAACACGCCACTGGGTCTGGCACTGCAGGAACAGCATCACAGCGTCTTCATGCTCAGGCCACACCTCAAATGTCTTGGGCTGTAGGACACTCTCCGGCAGGCAACTGGCATCAGCTCCGTAGGCCTTCAGGTCCGCCAGCAGGTCATCGTTGGCGCCGCCATCACCGTGCCACCAGTGATCGACAGCGCCCGTCAGTTTCCCTTCTTAGCCACCTCCATGGAGTTGAACCAGGCGCGGATGATCTGGCCTGCGATGGTGGGGATCTCCAGCAGCTGATCCAGTGCAGCCTCACTGAACGGCACATCCTTGCCGCTGTCGTCGGTGATGCCCGCCCAGCCGATCAGGATTTCCTTTGCGGCGGTCTTGTCGTCCAGTGATTCCTCATCGGCGCGGCCGAGCTCCAGGGCCCGGGCCAGCTTGATGATCTCGTTGATTCGGCTCTGCGGCAGCCGCTTGAACTCAGCATCGAAGCTGTGCTTCTCCCGCCGGCCGCCATCCACGGGGATGAGCAGGGGCACCGGCCAGGTGTAACTGGCCGTCTGCTTGAGGACGAATGCCATGGGTGTTCAGGTGAGTGGAAACGGTCGGGCGCTCAGGTGAGCACCAGCGAGAACTCGTCATTGCCGGCGTTGGTGGGAACCGGCATGAATGGCAGGTTGAGCATCATCACGCCGTCCGAATCGCCATAGGTGGGCGAGTCGAGATTGCAGGTCGGGGCGTTGAACGTGACGATGTTCCCGGCGGTCTGGCCGTGCTGCCAGCCGATCGCGCCGAGGGTCTGCGCGGACACCAGAGCGAAGAAATCCTTTTCGCCAGCGCCATTGCCAGCCAGGGGGGCCTCGATCACCAGCTCACCGGAAGGGGCCCGGTCGGTGATCGGGATGTTCTGGCTGCAGCCGGCCAGCTGCCTGAATGGCGTCTCGTTATTGAGGGCCAAGCTGAAGCTCTCCATGCAGCCGCTGAAGCTGAACGCGCTCACGCTCGTGGTGTTCTGGCTGTTCACCACCACCGGCGATGCCTGGTTGGCGAAGGTCGGGGTCAAAGGGGTGCCTTTGGCCACGGCGTTGTAAATCCCCATGAACTCGAACGAGATTCGGGGGATCTCACCCACGGCCAGGTTGAGGGTGGCGGTGCCGCGGCAGCCGGTCAGAAGGTGGCGATTGCCGTCTGCGTTGAAGTCCAAGGACAGGCCGATGATCGCGGCGCTGGCTGGGGCGTAGGTGACTGAGGTGGCGTTCACCACGGTTTCACCAAACCCACAGGCCCTGAGGCAGCGGCCCCAGCGGGGGGCAGTGCCGGCGGTGCCGGAGCCGGCGATCTCCACGTCGAAGGTCACCGAGCCCATCCGCTGGCCGACGACCTTCTCCCGGTTGCCGAAGAACGGCAGCACCAGCTCTCGATCCAGCAAGTTCACGTCAAGGGGCTGAATGTCGAGGTTCGACACCAGCAGGGCATCGCCTGCGGCGAATGTTGGCGCCACGCCATAGGTAGCCTCTGCCGCCGCGAGTAGCAGCCGCTTACGCGTCGAGAGAGTCATCAGCCTCAGAAGGAATAGGGCAGGGCATCACGCACTCCGACGGCTTGGCGTCCTGGTCGATCCACTTGCCGGTGGCCTCGTCCAGCCGGTAGCTGCCGCCATCGGTGGGACGTGGATCAGGTGCAGGATTGGATCGCGCCATGCGGGGGTGCAGTTCCACATCTGCAGCCTATGGAGCTCGCCTATGCGCCCAAATCAGTGATGCTGGTTCGGAATCGCACCTGATAGCTGAGCACGGTCCACATTGCCGGATTTTCTGCCGACTGCAGCTGCGGATCGCGGCTCAATGGAATCAGGTCCATCGCTAGGCCGCCGACGCTCCGATCGGCCATCAGGTTGGCATGGATCTGCCTGATTACCGGATCAGCCGCCTGGTCTGGGCTGGGTCCGCTGATACCATGCCGCCCCCTGCTATAAACGCCGATCACCACCTGAAATGTCCAGTCGATGTAACACGTAGAAACCGGCGGCACGCTGGCACTTGCTGGGCCGTGCTCCACCGTGACCGCTGGTGACTCATCCCTACTGAATGCCTCAGTTCGGCTGCGGTAGATCCGGCCGCTGACGCCTGCGGTATTTTCTAGCGCTGCATACAAAACCGCTACGATCTGCTCTTGTTTCGTCGTGGTCATGATCAATCAGGCACCGGAACAGAAACCAGATTGGCGGTAGAGCCAGCAAACACTGCAGCGCCTGTGTTGGTGCTGCCGTTGCGGACCCATGAGTTGTTGGAGTGGAGCACCTGTGCTGCACGGTCCAGCCGGATCGGCGCATTGGCCGATGGTCCGTTCACAAACACGCAGTCGAAAATCAGCATTGGATCCCAGCAGTTCGCGCCATTCGCTTTGCTCAGGATCGCGTAGCTGGTATTTGTCCAGCCCGACACGTAGCAGTCTTGGAGCACCGTGTTCCTCGATGACGAAACGCTGGTAGTGGTTGCATCACGCAGATAGAACGCACCGGAACCTACAGAGCTGCAGCGGCGAATCGAGTTAGCCCGCGAGTTGTTGGTTTCCTTTACGTCTAGCTCTGCACTGCGGAAGAATCGAGTGTTCCTGATTAGCGCTTGGCCAGTACCGGTAAGCACGCCAACGTTATTGTCGTAGAACCAGCAGCCGTCTACGTTAAACATGAAATCATTGCTATTCGTGGCCGATAGCCCGGTGCCGCAGTTAATGAACATACAGTTTCGCCACTGCGACGATTCCAGGTAGCGAGCGCTCAGGCTGCCGGGGCGTTCTACCGTGCCGCTGCCAATGCCAGTGAAGTTTTTGAATACTTCAAACTGATGCAGGGCTTTCGATTCCTGCCGTGCTGTGCTTCGGTGCATGAACCCCTGTGCGGCAATGTTCCGACCGTCCCACACAATGCCGATGAAACTGGAGTTGGAAACACTGTCGGAGCGGAACATGCGCCCACCCGCTGCACCGTGCCATTCAAAGACTGTCGTGCGGCCGTGGCCCCGTATGTTCATGTGGGCGGCCCGTGGAGTGCCTGCCTGCATTGCGCGGCTAGAAACGGTCTGCGAGATGTTCAGGCGATACGTGCCAACGCCACCAGTGCCGGTGAGGATTTGATTAACCAGCGGTCCTTCGGTTACGCCATTGCCCTGAATCGTCATGCCTGCAGCGATCGATCCGCTAGAGACAGCGGTCACTGTCAATACATCGCCAGAGATAGAACCGGTAAACGATGCGCGAAGAGTCATCGGCACCGGATACGGGAACAGCTCCTCAGCAATGCAATAGGTTCCAGGTGGTGCGTAAACGGTGCTCCACGGCGAGTTAGGCTTGCGGACTTCATTACATGCCGCAAGAAACGCCGCCGTATCCCTGGCCTTGTTGGCCGGGTTGCCGTTAGCAATAGCAGAAACGCCACCGTTCACGCTGGAGGGCAGGTTTTTGACATCAAGCCAGTCAGAGCGCTTGGTCCAGTTCAGTACCAACAGTAGTGGGGGCGTTGTGGCCTGCTCTGATGTAGGCAGCGGGAACAGTGCGCTGTCGATGTAATGGTTTAGCAGGAGGTCCATTCTGCTAAGTTCTCGCAGATCATTTAACGCCAGTCCGGCAATCGTCAGCGATTCCCCGTTGGTGACATTCGGGACAACCTTATTGGTTGAAACGGTCGCGCCAGGGTTCCAGTTCGCCAGAATGTGACGGCCTACGGATGATCCACCTTCAATAGATGGAACCGCTTGACCTGCTCCTTGCTCAAACGTATTAGCAGCCAGCAGCACATTTACAGGTGCCGTACCTTCGCAAACCACCTTAAAGCGGGTCTTGTTTGGATCCCAAGAGGAGCTGCCTGACGTTGCCGCGTTCTTAAACTTGGTGGCCATGATCGCCACCCGGCCGCGATAGTTTTTGGCTGATACATAAGTTTCGTATGGCGCCTTAATTGGATCGCTCTGGTGTGACGAATCGCCATACGCGCCATCTATCACGCTGCAGGAGGCCGTTACCCGGCCCTCTCTAGTGTCTCCAGCAGTGCCGCTCAGTACAAATTGCGGAGTCGCTAGCCGCTTGTTGTCCCTGGTTGTGGTCGTGCGCAGCTGTTCCTGGTATACATCACTTGCGATGTAGCTATTGTTGTCCTCTACCCGGACTGAGATATAGGCATTCATTGCGCCAAAGAACCCATTGCGCAGTGCCTGCGATCCACGAATGCGCAACGCACCCCAGCCCTGCTGGCCTAGCTGTCCGAACAGGATGCGAGCGTTAGAGCAATCGTCAAAACTTATTCCCTTCAGCTGGCAACTGGTAGTGTTAGAGGTCAGAATTGAGTTGCCGTTTAGGTTCTTGATCTGCCACGCCATACACCGGTCAGATGTGAACCCATTGCTGGTATCACTTGGATTTACAAACTCTTGTCCCCAGCCATTGAAATTGCAGCTTTCGTAATGGATGCGGGACGGCTTGGTAGAGTCGCTGCTGGACTGCCGCACCACTAGCCGTGTTTGGTCGGAGTTGTGCCGTACATCGATAAACTCCACCCGGACGTTATCAGGGTCGATGATGTCTAGGACGGGGCTAAATGCAACGCCGTTCAGATCGTGGCCAATAATGAAGCTCTGATAATTGCCAGCACCTCCGATCATGTAGCCGCCACCAGTGGCAACAATCCGGCGCGTTACGCGATAGCTGCCCTTGGGGAAATATGCCATTGCATACTCGCCGGTCGTGGCAGCCCAGTCCCGTGCAGCATTGATACATGCCTGGGCAGCGTTGGAATCGTCGGTGACGTTATTGGCAACAGCAGATACGCCACCATTGACGTTGGATGGCAGGCTTCGTGCGTCGAAGATTTTGAGCGGCACCAAGGCTTGAGGTAGCGGCGTAGTGGTAGGCACGGGCGGCAGCGGTGGAGGTGGCGGGAGAACAGTGCCTTTGACATATCGCAGGTTGTCAAATAGGCAGGCTCCGGTGTTCTGGGTAGATGCAGACGTTCCACTACCACCAGCAAGCAAGCCGAAGGCCGTAAAGTTAGCGGACCCAGCCGAAGCGGTAACAGCGATGGGCTGACCGGCAAGCGTGCCACTTAATACACCTGAGCCATCCGCGCGACCGATCCACGTTAGGTCAAAGCTATGCGTAATGTTTTGCGCCAGGTTAATAACTGCCGATGAACTACCACCACCACCATTCACGCGAACGATGCTTCGGAACGGGCCGGATACAGCACTAGACGGCTCAAGAAACTCGATACCAATAAACTGCGCAGGCGGTGCACTGGCGGGAAGCGAACCGTGCGCAAAGTATCCTAAGTAAAACGAACCATCGTAGTCCGAGTTAGCCAGCCTAAAGCTACCAGCCAGCCGCAACGTGTTGACCCGTGATACCGTCGTAATGCTTGTATCGGCAAAGTAAGCATATGCAGCGGCACGCGCAAACACGCCGCCAATCGCACCAGCAGCGCCGCTTACGGCGGCAGAATCCTGCCAGTGGAAGTCGTGGCCGTTTGATTCATTTCCCGACCCGACCCAGCCAGCGGTAGCAGTTGATTCAGCAGTGAGGAATGGTTCCATGATGCTGATGTCGGGTTCAGGGTTTAGAGGGTCGGATGGGGGATCAGGTTCTGGTTCGGGATTAGGTTCTGGTTCTGGTTCTGGTTCTGGTTCTGGTTCTGGTTCTGGTTCTGGTTCTGGTTCTGGCTCTGGTTCTGGTTCTGTGGGTCGATCTGGCTCAATATCGGGATTAGGATCCAAGGGAGCCGCAGGAATTAGCCCTAGATTTTGCGTAATTTCAACCGTCAACACGCCAGACGGGATGTAAGTATCAACAACCCCCGCATTTCGGAATACAACAAACACCGCATCGTCTTGACACTGATATTCAACCTTTACCGCCACAGGCAGCGGAACCGAATACGATGCGCGATCAACAAAATCACCTAGATTAACATCAGCAGCAGGCACAACTACCTCGCTAACCTGGCCAGCCGATAGCGACCGGCCAACAACACCATGCGTAAACCGCAGCTGGGGCGGCTCATACGGCAAGTTGTTATACGTGGTTACGCCATTACCAATTTTCTGCTTGCGTGTATCTGACTCCGTAGCAATCTCGCCTTCTAACAGCAGAGGGTTTAGCGCCTGCAGTTCAGCCGAAGTTGCATAAACCGTGCGAATCCTGTAATTGATTACTTGGTTAGTCATAGAAAATCACCATTTAACACAACCGTTACAGACTCATCCGCTATTTTTTCAAGTGAAACCACGCTCAGCATTCCATCGGTCATCCGCATTGGCTCGCTGCGGACCCTATACGTTTCACCGTCAACCGATAAATGATCGCCATATCGCAATCCGCCAAGCTCTGAGGTCTTGATCGTTAACGCATTCTCTACGCTCACAATCTGATCATCAAGCACCAGCTCGCTTTTGCGGTCGAACATTCCATAGGTGCTGATCGCGCCATGGACAACCGGAACTCTGCCAAGCATCCTGCTGGTGGTATGCCAGGTCCTGGCATGCAATCTGTCCCAGTTAGTGGCCATGCAGTCAGCCTATGGACTCGCAGGTCACTCACGACCCTTGCCACGCTACGGCTGGATCACATCAAACAGCACGACGTAGACCGGCAGCGCTGCAACCGCCGTAATCCAAACAGGAACCTGCAACGCTGCAGCGAACATTCCCACCGTCCACGGGGCGGAAAGGACGATCAGCAGGATCAGGGCACTTCTTCCCATGCTTCGTCCTCGGGCGTGGTTGGATCGTCGGCTTTGAACCGGCCCCGTTCGTCTTTGGCGCGGCGCACCACTACGGCATCCTGCGCGGGTTCAGGCCGCCTGCCGGGCGCTGCTGGAGGCCCCAGCCGCCAGCTGACGGGCAACGCCGGGGATTCCCAGGGGCTCGGTGGGCAGCGGATCGACCGCGCCTGCAGTCCGGCCCTGGCCGTCCCTGCCGATGAATCCAACTGCCGCGCCCATGGTGTCCTCAATGGAAAGATTGAAGCCCCGGCGTACCGGGGCCGCTGTGATCAGTTGTCAAGCAACACCCGCACTGTCGTCGCCGCCTGAGCAGCGACAGCCAGCGCATGGCCCACCTTCTTGCGGGTGCCGGAGCTGTCAGTACCGGACACGCTGCCGGAGCTGAAATACACCGGGCCGCCGGCGGTGGTGGCATCGCCAGACGCGGCGGTGAGCTTGGGCAGGGTGAACACACCCTCCAGGGCCAGGATGCCGGTGGCGCCATTGGCCACGTCGGTCACGGCCACGCCGTGGAGATCACCCACCTGCACCAGCTGGCCGCTGGTGATGGTGGCGCCGGCGGTGAACTCGATGTACTTGCCGTCTTGGACAAAGTTCTTCATTGGATCAATGCGAAGGGGTCAGGGTTGGGATCAGACGTTCTTGGAGCGGTAGAACCCGCGGAAGTCCTTCACCGCCGCGCCGAAGTCGAACCGGGCCAGCAGCTCCACGCCGTCGGGATCGCGCTTCTCGGTGGTTGTCACCGTGGGACCTTCTTCGCCGGCCAGGTAGCCGTACACGATGCCCTCCACAGCGCCGGGGCTCACGGCCAGATACCACACATCGGCAGCACCGTCGAGGCGAGGCTCAACGATCAGCTCCATGTTGGCGGTCTGGGCATTCACCACAGGGCCGTTGTCGCCGGTGCGGGCGGAAGGTGCGAAACCGGACGGGAACAGGAACTGCAGAGCAGTGCTCTCCAGATCCGTGGGCACCATCAGATAGGAAGGCGTGAGGTTGATGGTGTTGCCAGCCAGGTCGGTCTGCTTGCGCATGGCCTTCTTGGCGGTGTTGAACCCGCTGGTGGTAATCGCCAGGCCGGTAGAGCCGCCCATGTTGTTGTGGGCTGCATTGAACAGCGCCACGTTGTCCACGCTGGTCACGGCGTTGCCGGTGATCAGGCCCCAGATGATGTTGCTCTCAAGGCGGCGGAATCCGCGGCCGAGCATCTCAGGAACTCGCTCGAGTGCGCTCAGATCATCGTTGATGATGCTCTGGCGACTGACCGTCACTTTGCGAGCGTATGTCGCGAGTTTCCAGGTGTGCTGGGCCTCGACCAGAGTGCCGGCCTTGTACTCGCCGCCTTCGAGCAATGCCTCAGGGGTGAGTGCGCCAGCCACGATCAAATCGTTGGCGTTCTTGAAGTCAGGCAGGTTGCGCTGGCGTGCAATGGGCCGCCAGGTGTGGGGCTCCTCCTGATAGGCAGCGTCGAGAGTCTTGCCGGCCAGGTTGGAGAACAGCAGCGGGAAGTCGCTGGTGCTGTGGAAGCCACGGCTGACCAGTTCGGTCTTGCTTAAGCCCCGGGTGTTGGTGCCGCGGGATTCCAGATACTGGCGGGTCAGTTCCAGCAGGGTGTAGGAGCGGAACTCGCGGCCCAGGTCGGCGTCGTCACCCTTGAGGGTGCCGGGACGGATGCGGGCTTCCAGGCCCAGGCTGATGCCGCGCATCAGGGTGTCGCCGCTGTCACGGGTGACGGCGATCTGGGCGGGATGACCCAGAGGGGCGGGGCCGTCAGCGGCGCGGGTGTCGCCGCCCTCAAGGCGCAGGCGCATCAGGCGCACGGCCTCACGGCTGCACTCGGTCACGGTCTTGCCGGAGCGCACCAGCTCATCGGTCTGGGCGTCGGTCAGGCCAGCATCGCGGCCGAGACGCAGGATCTCGTTTTCGCGGCGGAGTTCGGAAGCGGTGCGCTGCAGCTCGGTGTCTGCGGCGGCCACGGGGGCGGGGGAAGGGGAAGGATCGGCAGCGCGGGCCTGGGTTGCAGGCTGCTGCTCAGCCGGATCACCTCCGGCCTGGCTGTTCAGGTTGTCGGGCATGGAAGTGTCCGGTGCGGATGATTGATTGCGGGTTTGCGCTTTCGCGTCGAAGGGCACGCCCACCAGGCTGAGCTCCATTGGCTCCCAGTCCAGTGCGCGGTAGGTCGGCGGTTGGCCATCGGCGGTGCGGATCGGATCAGACCACTTGTGGACCTGATACCCAACCGAGACGTTGCGGATGATGCCGCTCGCCACATCACGGAAGATCGGCTCCACCTCCGCACGCTCCGAAAAACGCACGCGGGCTCGGCCCTCTCCGTTTTCAATCCAGGCCCGCTCCACCACCCCGAGGATGTTGGACAGGTCGGCGGATTGATGGCTGTTCAACAGCGCAGCGCCGTTGTTCAGCCGGTCGAGGCGCACGGCATCGGTGCTCATGTCGAGCTCCTCAAACCAATCGCCGTCGAACCAGGAAGCACGCCGCCCCCGGGCGCCCGTGGTCCAGGTCAGCTCGATAGTGCGAGCATCAGGATTCAGCGTCGCCGGCTGAAAAGCCGCACGCCGCATGTCACCGGGCTGGGGGTGTTGGTACTCCATGCCCTCAGGCTATGGACTACTCCTGAGCTTCCGGTTCCTCACCCTCGGCAGGCGCTGCAGATCGACCGGCTGCAGCCGTCATGCCATCCACGCTCAGCGCCAGGCCTTTGGCGCGGGCGTCGGCCATGTCGGCCTCCAGTTCGGCCATCACCTCGGCCGGGATGAATCCGAGGGAGCGCTGCACTTCGCTCAGGCTCATGAATCCAGCCTTCACACCCTCGATCAGCGCGGTGATCTCCTTGGCCGGGTCCACCAGCTCCCGGCGGGGCGGGGTCCAGATCATCCGGCGCGGGCCGCGCACCTGGGCCAGTCGGGCGGCCTCGTTGAACCACCGATGCACAGGATCAAGCACCTGGGGGATGGTGACATTCCAGCGCCAGGCCGCCACGTTGCGGTGGAACTCCAGCCAC